AGCAGCCCCGCTTCGGGGTTCAGCCGCATGGCAGACAGCAGCGAGCGCGATCCGCGCGTGCGGCGGGCGCGGGCCGAAGCCTGCTGCTGTTCCTGCTTCTTCCGCTCGTCGGCCTCGAGTTGCTTCTCTTGCGCGTCAAGCCGGGAATTCGCCGCCTGGTTCTGCAGCCGCATTTCCTCCATCGACTGAGACTGCAGGGCCATCTGCTGCTCCTGCATCTTCTGCTGCTGCTCCATCATGCGGCGGTTCTGTTCCATCTGCTGCTGCATCATTTGCGACGAGTTGTCGTCGCCGCCGCCACCGAAGATGCTGCTAATGAAGCCTCCCATGATTTACCTCAACCCCGAATCCCGAGGGTGGAGTCGGCGCCACCCAACCCGGCCTCGGGATTCAGGCGGAAAGCGGAGAGCAGGGCGCGCGCGCCGCCGCGGCGCCTGGCCTTGGCCTTGGCCGCTTCCTGCTCTGCGCGCTGCCGCGCCTTGTTGTCAAGGGCTGCCGTCTGCTTGTCGAGTTTCGTCTGTTGTTCGGCGTTCTGCGCCCGCATTTCGGCAAGCGCCTGCTCGCCCTTGGCGAGTTGCGCCGCGCCGGCATCTGCCATCTTCTTTCCGGCAGCGGCCTGTTGTGCCAGTGCGACAACCGGCCCCCAGTTTGCCTGCTCTTCCGGTGTCAGTTGCTCGCCTTTTGCCGCCTTCATGAAAGCGGAAAAGAATTGTAGGGCGCTCATGCTTACCTCACTATCGCTAGTAGTTCGTAGTCCGCGCCATCGGCCCCGTAGCGCCGCAGCGTCGCCTCGCGGGCGAATCCCAGGGTCTCTGCCCATCGCACCGCGCGCTTGTCGGCCGTTTTACAGAAGCATTGCGCGCGCCTCAACTCGAGCGATTGCACACTGTATTCAATAACCTCCATTGCCGTGCGCGTCAGGGCCAGCGGCAGGGTGCGCGCGAGTTTCGTCGGCACCATCCAAACCTCACCCAACCCCGGCCATAGCCGCGCAACGCCGCCGATGGCCGCGATCCGCCCGTCGATCAGCATCGTGACGGCGGTGCCTGCCGCGGCCTGGGCGTCGAACTGCATGCCGGGATTGCCGATCCACAGCACGTCGGAATCGCCGCGGTCGATCAGCCGGCCGTGCGCGGGCGAGTAGGGGAGGATCCTAAAAGTCGAAGACATCGAAATCGCCGACGACGGTCTGCGCCATGATGGTCTTGCCGTTGGCGGTCTTGTTCTTCGTCAGCGCGCGATGCTCGCCCCCGCCGAGCGCCATGTACCCATAGGCGTCGCCAACGTGCGAATGCGGTCCCTTGTCGGGGGCGTCCTTGAACCGCTCGCCGCCGCCCGATACCTGTATCCGCTTGAAGCAGTAGCCGCCTGCCAGCGACTTGCGGATCATCTTGCAGCGCCTATCGACGAGCAGGCCCGGCTTGCCCATCACCATGCGATTCATCGGCGCGGCACCCGATTCGCGGCGCACCTTGAAGTCGTTGGTCGCGGTCGGCTGCGCCTTCAGGCCCAGGGTCTTCAGGTGGTCGAATGCCGTGACCTCGAAGATTTCGTCGCGCTTCATGCCCGCCGGGTCGCCCCACACGAAGACCTCGAACTTCGGGAACCGGGTATTCAGTTCGGTCAGCAATATCTGGCCGAAGCGTTCCAGTCCCATGTCGAAGGTCACGATCTCATGCACGATGCGCCACTGCCCGCCCGGCGTCTTCTGCCCGAACACGGCGGCAGGCGTCAGGCCGAAGTCGAGCCCGATGTGCAGGGGGTAGGAAATGTCCGGCTCGATGTCCGCGCACATCACCTGATCGTCGTACTCCGGCCAGACGGGGCGTCCTTCCTGAACGTAGGTGTATTTGTTCTGGACGTAGCAGCGGATCCAGTCCAGCGACTTGCCGCCCAACATCTGCTCGTAATAGCCCCCCGGCAGGTTCTTCACGTTCTCGGCGGCGGGGTTCATCTTCCACCACTTGCTCGCGGCGAAGTGGAATCCCTGATACTCGGGCTGCTCTGCCGGAACCTCGTCAGGATCGGCCTCGACCACGGCCGGGGGCTGCGCGTAGAAGTTCCACGCGAAGCGACCGCGCACGGGTTCCTTCTCGGCCAGGCGGTGCCACCAGTGGTCATCGTCCATCGAGTTCGTGTCCATCCATATCCCGCGCCAGGAGCACCCCCCGTCGCGCTTCGTCGGATAGCGGCCGACGCGATGCGTCAGCCCCTCGATGACCTGCACCGGCAACTCCCGAGCCTCATTGACAAATGCCCCGGTCAGTTCCAGCGACAGAAGTTTGCGCACGTCCTTGGGCTGGTCGAGCGCCAGGAAGATGACCTCGCAGTCGATGCCCGCTGCCTTCCCGCGCGGCGGCAGGCGGATGTGATGGGTGATCGGCGGCGACCAGCGCATCGGCCCCCATACGTTCTCTGGGAAGATTTCCTGCCAGGTCTTGATCGTCGTGGTGCGCAACTCGGGATAGCTGTTGCGCACGATGACGAACCGGGTGTATCGCGTGTTATCGACCGGGCTGGGTTTCTGCTTCACGGCGCGCAACATGACCTCGGCGCAGGCGGCATAGGACTTGCCGCCGCCCACCGGGCCGCGAATGCCGCGCACGAAGGCGTTGTCGTGGAGGAATTTCCACAACGTCGCCGCGCCGCGGAAGTCGAAGTCGAGGCCGGTGTCGCTCATTGCTTGACGGGCCTTCTAACGTATGCCGCATCGTAAAGGTAATCGCCAGACTTCCATCCGTCGTTATTGGTAAGCGCCTCGAAAAGATGATCCCCCAAAGACACGGCCGATTCCGTCATTTCGTTGTCGAAAAATATGCCAAGGCTCCCATACGGGTCGATTTTTTTGACCTCGCAATTACCTGGGTCGCCCTGTTGGTCAATGGCCCAAAATAACTGGACGTCGCTTTTTGCGAAAGCAATCCCATGCCACCACCCCCCAGGAAGTTTCGGAAACCTGAATGCGTAGATCATCTCTGCGTCCTCCGTTTGTAGTCGTCATATTTCGATTTCCATTGAGCGGCGCGCGAATCAAGGGCGCTCTTGTCCAGGCTCCCCCATACCGTAGCGCGGCGGTTCATGTACGCCTGACACACCGGGCAAGAGCCGTCTATTACCATGCGCCCATCCAACCTGACTAACGGGCAAGTGCAGCCGACAGGATCGGTGTCGCTCATTTGCCGGTGCTGCCGATCCCGCCGTCGCCGCGCGCCGTGGCCTCGAATTCCTTCACGGCGACGAAATCGGTCTGGAACACCGGCAGGAATACGATCTGCGCGATGCGCTCGAGCGGGTCGATAAAGAGAATCTGCCGGCTGGCGTTGCGGCACAGCAAGACGACCTCGCCCTGGTAGTCGGCGTCGATCACCCCCACGGTGTTCCTGAGTTGCAGCCCGCGCTTGCCCAGGCTCGAACGCGGCGACACGAACCCGACCAGCCCAGGGTCCATGCTGCCGATGTGCAACTTCAGGCCCGTGCCGACCATGAAGTCGTTGCCGGGCGGAATCGTGCAGCGGCCCTTTATCTTCATCCCGTCGAAGGTGCAGGCGTGCAGATCCACCCCGGCACTCCCAGCCGTCTGATACTTCGGGGCGCTGATTCGTTCGTCGATCAGGATGTACTGCATGCCGTCAATCTTGCTTTGCCTTGCCATTCGCCTTCCCTCCCGTGTTGAAAACCAGGCAGCGCACATTCCGCTCGACGCGGTAGCGCGTGCAATACGAAACCATCCGAAACGTCCGCCAGCGCGTCGCGCGATGCCGGCAGCCGACGCATGTCTCTGCACTCATAGCAGTTGCTCCTGTTGAATGTTGGACGCGGGCCGCTCATCGAACAGCCGGGGCTGTGCGTAGGCTTGCTCTATGCGGCGGCGGCTGAATTCCGGCGTTAGCCACCTTCCAGTGCTTATGGCACGTCCTGCGGTAGCCACCAAACGCTTCGTCTGCCACAGGAAATCCACAAATCGCTTGTTCTGTGCATCCGGGCTCATCGCAGATTTCCTCGAACGCAG